CCTTTTTAATGTCATAAATCTGACCGGTTTTGGGGTCCGGATATGTGGTATTGATTTTGACAATATCATCCACCTCGTCTTCACCAACAATCCGAACTTCCTGTTCAAGAGTGTAATATGAGGGACACATATCAATAAATATGCGGCCAATATGTCTCAGGGCCCGGATAAACGATTCATAGAAATGACTATTTGCTGTATCACCCTGTCTGACCCTGGCCATGATGGCTTTTCCACTAACCTCATTCCCCTGGGCGCCCAGACTGGCATCATGGATCCCAGTGATGGCCTTCATGTCATCCACGCACTCTTTTGCTGCATTCACTGTGGCCACATCGAGCTCACGATACTGGATCTGTTGCGGAGGAGGGAATGGATTGCCTGAGGGACCCTCAGATTTATAGGTCAGGACCGCGATGTTCTTGGTATTAGCTGCTTTCCAGTCAACCATCAGATTGGGAGGAATCTGTCCCTCAGGGGCCATCCATTGGGGCTTTGCGGTCAGACAAATCTGCTCAGTTTCTTTTGATTTGAGCATATTATACATCATCTGTACATCACGGATGTCCCGGATCAGAGACTTGAAATTCTTTTTTCCCTCAACAGATAGCTCATCGCCAAGGACCGGAATAATGGGAATATACTGAGACAGGATCTCGGTCTTATCCAGGACACTGCCACCCGACAATAGATATCTCATGACCTTCTTATGCTCGGTCTCACGCTCCTTGATGACCGTTATACCTTCAGGAAGATTCTCTGAATCAGCCGTCACAGACCCATCAGACAATAGGTATATGGTCTCGGTCTTCTTTTCGATCTTAAAGTATTCACAGAGCCAGACCGATTCCTTTGTGACCCAGTATTCACCGCCCGACTGGGCATTTTTCTCTTCCCATTCCTGCAGGTTTTTAAACTCGTCTTCTCCATAGATTTCTTTATAGTCTCTTTTAGATAAAAGAGTCCTGATCAGAGTATAAGGAGCATCTGACCAGTCCTGGAGCTTACAAAGGGGCAGGGGAAAATAAACCAGAAGAGGATCTTCAATACGCTCGATAAGGAGTTCCTGGGCAAACGAATCATCCCAAAGATAATCGGCCTTGACCCTGACAAATCCAATGCCACATCTAATGGCACAGGTCAGGGCCCAGTCCAGGGCACTCTTTCCGTCGATGTTATTCACAATGTGCCGGACCATGCCATTCAGGACATTCGCCGTGGCCTTGTCCGTATTTGACACGGGACTGATTTTAATAGAGGGAGAGTTCTGGATATAATCGTTTTTGACTTGATTCACAAAGGCATTCAGCCGGTTGATGGTCAGACAGGGCCTGGAATCCTGTTCCCGTTGGGTCTTGACCTCTGTGTCCCATTGATTCGAATCAAGGTACTGGAGGTCCTTTTTGGACTCTCCATGTATATTGATCATATACTCTTCACACATCTTCATGCGCTCCTTGGCCTCGGCCAAGAGCTCATCGTCTGTGGTCAGATTCTCATCAGTTTTGTCGCTGGGATCGTCTTCCATCATAATATTCTGGTTCTCAGTATTAAAAGGATATTATTAAATCCTTTGCCATGAATTTGCACTGTGACTCAGGTCACGCCTGGGAAACTCATCATAATATGTCGAGGGATTGTCATTGACCCAGTTCCATGACTGTAACCCCGCAAACCCTATCCGCAAACAGTCCGAGAAATCCTTATAAGTCTCTGCCTCTCGTTCCGAGTCCTGTTCCAATCTATGGTTCTGTAGAGACTGTATCAGATTCTTACAGGCCGGGCTCACGAACGTCGTGGGCTCATTCAGTTCATTTATGGGCTGGGTTGTGTCATAGGTCATATACGACTTGATGACATTCCTCTGGGCATCCATGATGCCCTCCCGGGGACAGATATAGGTTAGGGCCCCATTCTCCGGTTTCCTCCAGGACTCGACAATTCCCTCAGTCTTATTGGTCCAGGCACTCCAACCGGCACCTCCAATCCCCTTAGCGAACCGGCTATCGATGTACCGGGCCCGGACCGGGACTGGAATCTTAGACTCAATGTCCTTGAACGTGGTAGACATGTCCATCAGGGTCCCGGTAAAGGGCACCTTAGTTCTAACCGCGGAATAATAATCTGAAAAGGTACCAAACGTAGGCCACTCAGCAAATACCCATCGATACATGACCCCATTAGTCATCTTTATCAGGGCAATCCATACCGCCGCAGGATAGAAATGTTGATGGGGATCCAAAGCATGAATGACATTGACCTTGTCCTGGATCATATGCCACGGAAAGTCCCGGACATGGACCTGAGGATTAAATGGGGGCGTCCATATCAATCCTCCAAAGCCCTTGAGTTTCCCCTCCCAAATATGTGGAGCCATGGTCGGTAATCGGGCATAATCACTGTCCTTTTGGGCCAGGAGAGTTTGGGAAATGAATGGATTATCATTCCAGTTCACGAAAATGACCTCGGCATCAGGATCCGGATTAGCTACAAACCTGCGGTAAACGGCCTGGTCCTCATATTCATCATTAAACTCAATCCAGATCTCAGACCCGTTCTTCCTGATAGAAGGAAAGAGCACCTGAAGGGATTCTTCTGAGGCTGACTGACCTTCTGAGATCCAGACATAGTCAATATCCTCAAGTCCCTTTAGGTTCTGGATATTGCGATATAAGCCGACGAACAGGAACTCGGCCTGGGTCTTGGTATGGACAATGGAATCACGAAGTATAATAAACTCTGAAGACAGACCCAGGTCCTGGATCCGTTTACATAACGTGGCATGAACTGATTCTTTTATTGACCGCATGATTTCACGGGCGCATAGGACCCGGATCTTTTTCTCGCGGCTTTTGAGCAGGAATATTGTGGCAAAAGAATAGGTCTTTGCACCACCACGGCCGCCATGGGCCACTTTGAATCGCTTCCCAGACAATACCAACGCTTTGAACTTCGCCGGCATGTCTATGGCTTGAGGATTATTCGCAGTGTGGACAGTCTGAAACTGACTCTTCATCAAGCCTCTGATTGGGATCTGGTGGGTGCCAGTTCGGGAACCGTCTCTTCAGTTCCTCGATCTCTTCTTGACTGGTCGTGTCCATGTGGTAGTTTACGCATCAGACTCAACGGCAAGAATGTCCTTCTCCCTGATGATCCGATACTGTTTTTCCTCCAATGTGATCTCAGTCCCGGCCAGCTTGCCATAAAGCACAATGGCGCCCGGACTGACTTCCATAGGTGTCCGACAGCCGTTCTCCCACAGGCCTGGGCCCACGGCCAGGACCCGGGCCCTGAGGGGCCTGTCCTGGGCATTGTCGGGGATTATAATGCCGCCTTTGGAGATTGGTTCTGGTTTCAGGGGCTCGAGAAGAAGATGGTCAGACAATGGATGAAGACTTGGACTCATGATTCCCATAACGTCCCTTTCATGCATTCCACAATATTTAATGCCCGATTCCCAGGGCTCATTTTCCCACCGACTGAACATGACCTTATCACCTACGGACACGTCCCGGACCTTGGGCCCTATATGTTTTACATATCCAAAATATATACCCTTTTCAATATTGTCTCGGACCAGGTCCGGGATCCAGAGTCGACCGGAATCAGTCATGGCTGCGGGATCGAGCCGCTGGACTGCGAGGATATCAGACAGAGTTCTCATTAATGTATCACTTTAACTAAAATTTCCAGAGCACCTTTAGTAGATTATCAATGACTTATGCGGCCTGTGGTATCCTGGCTCCGGCTTTCCTGGCCTGGGACAGGGCGATGGCGATGGCCTGGGCCCTGTTGGTGACATGAGCTCCGGACCCGCCAGATCGAAGAGTGCCACGTTTGAACTCGCCCATTGTGGCCTCAATCTTAGCTTTCGGATTCTTTAAATGGGCCCTTTTCTTTGCGCCGGCGCCTGGTTCATCAGGATTCACCTTGCCTTTGACCCGGGCCTGGGGCACCTTCATCTCGCCGCCTTTGGGTATGGCCAGGATGTGGATGCCAATAGCTGGGACACCCCCAAGGGGCCTTAAACCGCTTCTCAGGGGCATTTCTCCACCAAACTTGCCGGTTCCGTACGAGGATGTCATGTTGTCTTCTCCTTCAGTGGGTTCTTCTGAGGGTTCTTCTTCTTCACCGCCTCGCATGACCTGTTCAATGGAATTTGCCATTTCATGGGCCTTTTCATAATCCATCTTGCCATATTCCATGAGAAGGTATTCAGAGATTTCATGGGCCATGAGAGCTTCTTGGTCGTCCTCATCAGCCATTTGTTCTACCCAGATCTCTTTGGGGCTGATGAAATCATTCTCGAGTCCTGATCCTCCACCGATCCATGAGACATCGATATGATCTCGGACATATGCTCCGTCGACGGAATAGACACAGGCCCCGTCAGAGAGAGTTCCTATTTCTTTGGAGCCAGGAAGGTCATCGGCTTTGTATGTGGTGGTCATTTGGGTTTTCCTTGGTTTGTCGTGGAATCGGTCCCTATCCAGTTCACTGAGACAGAGCCCTGGACATTGATATCAGATTGAATGCGTTGTACTGCTGATGACTCTGAGCTCATGCCCAGGTTATAGGCCACGAATCGGGCGAAATTTGCGTTATATTCGTTTTTTAGGGCCTTATTGCATAATCTTTCTTTTTGGATCTGAGAGCACCTCTCCATGGAAGACCGGAACTCTTCATGGGACCGGCCCCAATCATATAGTCGAGTCATAGACACGCCCAGAATACGATTGCTATAGCCTTCGAACGTGGGGAAATCGGGATATGTGGTGAACCAATCAATAATCTCTGAACAATACTCCTGGCGGTACTTTGATGGCCTTCCACCGGGGTGTTTTGCTGGTTTTGGGCCCTGAATCGGGTCTGGAGAGCCGTTTGAGGTGCTATCATCCATACCTATCTTTCAGGTATTAAAAGGTTATTATAATCCTGGTTTAGAAAATCTGTCGAAATTGAAAATGGCTCGACATAATTTTCAAGGAGTCCTTTCAACTCCTAAAGTGTTTACCACTTACGGACCCGACCAGAAATAGAGCCCGATTAC